TAATATTTATTGCAAAACATTATGGCAAACAACAAATTGTTTTGTACTTTTACTACGCTTGAGGAGTTGGATAAGACGGTATTAGAAATTACGTCGAGTTACGACATTTTATATAAGAAAATTTTTGTGTTGTTTATAAAAAACAGCAATGAATATGTTTGCACCTACAATGTAGAACCATCCAGTGTTGACGAGATTCTCCCCGAAACTATATTAGTACATAGAAAAAAAGAATCAAACACTTTATATACAATTAATGCTCTAAATGAGTTAATTAAATTGTTAAATGGGGGAGTAGTTGATATACGCTATAAAGTAAATTGGCAACACTATAGAAACACCATTTTGCTTACCCAGCACAATGAGTTAAAACAATTAAAGACAAAGATCCACAAGATCATTGAACTTTAATTTGGGGTCCTAAATTTGGATCCTTATATTTAATAAAAGTTACATTTTAAAAAGTTATATTATGGATTTAAACGCAATTCGCAGTAAGCTGAACTCCCTACAGCAGCAAAATAACAAGGGAGGTGGAAGCGATCGTAGCTTGTTCTGGAAACCTAGTGTTGGTAAGCAAGTCGTACGTATTGTTCCTAACAAGTACAACAAAGCTAACCCATTTACGGAAGTTTACTTCCACTACGGGATTGGTGAACGTGTTATGATTTCACCTATTAACTACGGTGAAAAGGACCCAATCGTTGAGTTTGCTAAACAACTCCGCACAACCAGCGATAAGGAAAATTGGCGTTTGGCTAAAAAGCTTGACCCCAAAATGCGTATCTTCGCCCCGGTGATTGTACGTGGTGAAGAAGAGCAGGGCGTTAAGCTTTGGCAGTTTGGTAAGAACACCTACCTTGAATTTCTTTCACTTGCTGATGATGACGATATTGGTGACTACACTGACATCCATCAGGGACGTGATATCACAGTTGACACTGTAGGTCCCGATGTAACAGGAACCGCTTACAACAAGTCTTCGGTTCGTGTTAAGACGAAGCAAACCCCACTTGGTGATGCTGACCAAATTCAAAAGTGGCTTGACGATCAAGCAAATCCGCTTGATGTATTTAAGCGTTTTTCTTTTGAAGATATGAAGAGTAATCTCCAAACATTCTTGGCACCTGAGGAAGCTGCTCAAGAAGGAGATATCATCGATGATGGAAAAGGGGACGACCTCCCTTTTGATAAAGGGGAGTCTCAAAACAACTATGCTCTAAAGACTCCCCAAAATAAGCAGAGCAAAGTAGATCAATTTGACGAACTATTTAACTAATGCCTAGAAAGAAAGCATCACTTACAGAGGCTGTCTCTAATGAGCTTAAAGCAAACTTTGACCTTGGTAAATTCAAGGAAAAGAAAATGCTTAACGCAAACGCTAAGTTTAAGCCTCAACAATGGATTCCTCTTTCTCAAGCATTCCAAGATGTAACTTCAATCCCCGGCATACCTGCTGGACATATAGTTCTCCTTAGAGGACACTCTGATACGGGCAAGACAACCGCCTTAATTGAGGCGGCTGTCTCTGCCCAAAAGAGAGGCATCCTTCCTGTTTTTATTATCACTGAGATGAAATGGAGTTGGGATCATGCCACACAAATGGGATTAGAAGTTAATGAGGTAGTTGATGAAGAAACAGGGGAAGTCCTAGATTATAATGGTCAATTTATCTATGTAGATAGAGAAACTATTAATTCTATAGAAGACGTAGCTGCATTTATTTTAGATTTGATTGACGAACAGAAAAAAGGTAACCTACCTTATGATTTATTGTTCCTTTGGGACTCAATTGGATCAGTACCCTGTGAAATGTCACTCAAGTCAAACAAAAACAATAATGAGTGGAATGCAGGCGCTATGTCAACCCAATTTGGTAACAACGTAAATCAGCGTATTGTGCTTTCACGTAAAGAAAGTAGCCCATACACTAATACACTTGTATGTATTAATAAAGTGTGGACACTTAAACCTGAATCACCTATGGGTCAACCTAAGTTGATGAATAAAGGTGGGTATGCTATGTGGTTTGACTCAACATTTGTAGTAACATTTGGTAATGTAATGTCTGCTGGCACATCTAAAATTAAAGCAATTAAGGATGGTAAGCAGGTAGAATTTGCCAAGCGTACTAACCTACAAATTGATAAAAACCACATTAATGGAGTCACCACCAGGGGTAAAATTGTTATGACCCCTCATGGGTTTATAAATGATTCTGATAAAGAAATCAAAGCATACAAAGAACGTCAAGCCGAATCTTGGAGAGCTGTTCTTGGAGGTATTGATTTCGATATTATTGAAGAGGATCAAGAAGTACAAGATATCTCACACTTCGAAAAAGAACCTGATTAATGATTAAAGAAGATTTTAATTGGGGGCTTTTACATAAAAGTATGGTAGATACCCTTAAAAAAGAATTTTCTACTTCAAATTTATACGAAACTATTTATAAAGTAAAAGAAGGGGATATAGTAGTAGATGTAGGAGCTAGTGTTGGAATTTTTACCCATGTTATTTTACCTCAAAAGCCTAAACATGTATTTTGTCTAGAACCATCAAAAAATAATTTTCCTTTTTTGGTACAAAATACCCTAGGGCACCCTGTTACCCCTATAAATAAAGCAATTGACAAAGGAAATGGCATCTCAGATTGGAATGAAGGTGGGATTTACAGTGATGAGGGAATATATGAAACTATTACATTTAGTACTTTTCTTAAAAGATTTGGGATTGAATATATTGATTTTCTAAAAACAGATTGTGAAGGAGGAGAATACCATATTTTTAATGATGATAATATAGATTTCCTTCTTAATAATGTAGGATGCATTGTTGGGGAATGGCATTTAGGTCATTATTATGAAAAACCCTTATTTAGACAATTTAGAGACAAATACCTTTCTAAATTTAAAAATGTTACTGTTTTATCTGTAGATGGTATAGATATAACTTGGGATTTATATAATGAACATTTTCTAGATTATTACCAACAGGTAATATTACATATAAGTAATAAATAATGGGTAAAAAAGAGTATTTAGACATGCTCAATAATATTGAGCAAGGGGAGCCTACTACTAAACCAGGACAACATGAACGGGTAGTGTTCATTGATGGGTTAAATTTATTTTTGCGTAATTTTGCTATGCTTAAATTTGTTAACCACACAGGGACTCATATTGGGGGACTGTCTGGGTTTTTACGTTCGTTAGGGGCTCTTATAAATCAAATACAGCCCACTTCTATATATATAGTTTTCGACGGGGTAGGTGCCTCCACTAATAGGAGGTACCTACTCCCCGAATACAAAACAGGTAGAAATTTAACACGTATTACTAATTGGGATATTTTTGACAGTATTGATGACGAAAATGATGCTAAAGTAGATCAAATTATCCGTCTAATACAATACCTTAAATGCCTCCCAGTTAAGGTTGTTTCGATAGATAAAGTAGAGGCTGATGATATTATAGCCTACATGTCAAAAGATATGGCTAAGCGTTTTAATACTAAGTCATATATTGTTTCTAGTGACAGAGACTTTCTCCAATTGGTAGATGATAACGTAACAGTTTACCGCCCTATAGAACGAGAATTTTACGATCCTAAAACTGTAAAGGAAAAATTTGGTATTATACCTCAAAACTTTATTCATTATAAGGTTTTAGTAGGTGATGCTTCTGATAAGGTTCCTGGTGTTAAAGGTTTAGGTAAGAAAGGTGTGCTTAAACGTTTCCCTGAATTAGCAGACAACGAACTTGAATTTGATCAATTGTTTGAAATTAGTGAACAAAAACTAAAAGACAGTGTAGTGTATGCTAGGGTAATTCAAGATTGGGATAAGCTCCTTAATACTAGAAAAATTATGGACCTTAGTACCCCTATGCTCTCAGAAGAAGAAAAGCAAGATCTTTCCCAACTACCGTTGGAACCACTTAACGAACTTCGTATTTTAGAATTTATGAGTCTTTACAACGAAGATGGTATGGCCCATATAATTAAAAACACAGAATTTTGGCTAAAAGATACTTTTACAAGATTAACTTATGACACTTAATAGTTTAGCAACATACGGTACCTCCTTTCAAATAAAGGTTCTATCTTCTTTGCTTACACACAAAGAATTTCTTCAAAACATTAATGATGTTTTAAGTGAAGAATACTTTGATAA